TCGTTAAGTAGATAAAATTTGCATTGTCTGCCGACAACGTCTGCCATTCCCAGACGCCACGTCTATCTTTATCAGATAATCTTGGGACATACCTCTCTCGGGTATTATAGTCCATTAATTCAAGAAATCTAAAGACTCGTTTCGGATATGGAACATTAAATGTCCTATAAATATCGTTATATTCAGATGAATTACCTAGTATTTCAAAACATCTGCTTTGGAACATTTGTAAATCTGACATATGTGGATAATTGCCAGTTCCAAAACATAATCTCGCAAGCATACGATTGACATTACGAGTAGGTTTTCCTTCTACCCATTTCGAGCCTAAGAAATAACATAAAGATTGGTTAGGAATTGATGACGATTCTAATTCTATCTGCATACTAAATACACTCTCAAGTAGTGTCTTAAGCTTAGTATACGAAATTTTACAGTCTGATACAATCATTGTATCGTCAGATGAAACAATAATCTTTAAGTTGACAGAGTTCAACTTGATTTTATTAAGTTTACAATAACGATGTAAACAAACAGCTAACATATACATATTTGATAATGAACCGAACAATGAGGTGTAACCACTACCACTAGGTATACCTTGTGATTTAGCAACATAATCGACTTCCGGATGATAAACAGGACATGTGATAAAGTATGCTAATGATAACTTAAATAAACTTAATTCATATTCAGTTGGACGTATGATATATGCAACTATCATACCAACACTAGAAATAACAAAAGCAGGAACGCTTTGGTCAAAAGATTTGTAGTCTATACACATACAATAAAAAGGTTTAGTTTCAGCCGTTAGTCTAGCCAACGCTTGTTGCTGATAACCATGTATGGCATATGAAAATTTACCCATATAAAATTTAATTATAAGATTAAAGTAAGTTTCCACTACAATAAACCCATATGAGACAGCAAAAACCAATCGAACTTTAAGTCCACTATCAGTAATCTGGTTTCTTACGAATGCCCCAGTCATAGGTGTGAAATACGGATCAAATTTAACTAGCCTCAGTAAGTCTAGCTCACCATTGATGAGCATAGTATAAATTTCATGTGTGTAAGCACGCATTTGCGATTTCTTAATTCTAGGAAATGGAAGTCCGACAGATGCCTTTTTATTAATTGCTCCCCATAAATCATCAAATGTAGGCCGATATCTAGTATCGTTTGTGCCAAAGAAATGATTAATTATATAAGAAACGGCAAAGTCATGTTCCGCTAAAGAAACTTTTGGAACAAAATTCTTAGACATGGTAAACTGCGCATCACGTACATTCTTCAAGAATGTTTTCTTAGTAATACGAATTTGTGTCTGAATTTTATTAAAAAATTTCTTGTTATAATATGGACTCTTAATA